TGACGTTAGAGAGTCACATAGAAACATACAACAATTCAGACGGGGAACCTTTTGAAGATTCGGGTATTGCGTATATAGCAGTAGACCTTGAAAAAAAAGGCAGGGGGAAATTCCCGCTGATTGGCGCATCTGTTGATCGCGATACCCTGTTTATGTTTGATTTTCCGTGGCGAGTTAAGGCAGAAGAAGGTATTGGAAATCTTGGTGACTTTAGGCGTGTTGATTGCAGCGGCGTACAGTTCGTTAACGCAGGTTCACAGGACATAAACGGCTTGGGCGAAAACGACTTCTATCTCCCCACCATGTACGATGTCAAAAAATCCGTTGGCACCAAAGCACACAAGGTAACGCTGACAGTTGCAGGCTGGGACAGCTCGACGAAACAGCAGACTGTATCCGTCGCGGGCGTTGAAGCAGACGAAACGGCACAGCTTATCCTGCCCATGCCTGCGGCGGCAAGTAGGCCGACATACAATGATGCAGGTATTCAGTGCGTGGCACAGGCGGCAGGAAAGCTGACGTTCCAGTGCGAGACTGTGCCAACGGCGAGCATTGACGTTTATGTGACGGTTATGCCGGTGGCGTTTTCGTGAGGTGAACGGCGATGATTTATAATTTGCCGAGGAAGAAAGCGAAGTTTGAGGAAACGTGGGTTATCAAACAATCCCCAGAACTTATGTACGACTCAATAACAATGGAGATTCCTTTCGAATCTAATTCTACGAGTTTTCAAAAAATTGAAGTGCGTGGAAACTTTTTTCCTGGTTTCGGTATATATTATGACGCAATTAATGCTTGGAACGCCAACGGTTGGGTTAACGAGGCATATCGCACCATCACATTTTTTGAGCCGCCGACCGGTGACCTGCTCACATGGTTACAGGCAAACGCTGTGAAACAGTAAGGAGTGCAATATGTACAACTTTAGCATGCTAAAATCCGGGGGCAGCTCCTAACGTTGCTTCGTCGCATTTCACAAAAGGCGGTGCGGCATAATCTTCAATCCAAATGTCATGGCCTCTGCGGGCGCAGCTTGAGGACGCAGAACACGCCACGAAAATTCTTTTGATGGAGGAGAAGTGACATGAAGAAAACCTACGCCGAACGCGCACGCGAACATGTGGCGGAGACGCGGAACGCGCTGCAAACCTTTTTGACGAGCTAAATCATGGTCAGCATAAGAAAATCCAGCATCAAGGAGATCACCGGCGAAAGCTACGCCGATGATAAATAAATTTTGAACAAAGAAAAGGAGAACAAAACTATGGCTACTTACAAGAGAATCGCATCCGACGGCAAGCCCATCGAGGTCACGGACATTCCCGCGGGCCTGAGCGAGAGCGCGGGTGTCAAGAACAGCATCGTGCAGCCCGTCATGGCGCGCGACCTTTCCCGCGCCGGCACGGAGATCTACGTCCTGCCGCAGTACAAGCTCACCTACGATGAGAACGGCTACTGCGTCAAGAAGGAGAAGTGCCACATCCCGGAGGATGTTGCAGCTAAGCTCATAGAGCTGAACAAGTAAAAAAGCCGCCTCGGAAGGCGGCAAATTGACAAAGCGCGGCAGACTGTGCTATAATTCGCCTGCCGGTAAGAACGGCAAGGTTGTCCACTTCCTGCAAAGGAGGTGCGCGATGGTTACATACGCTGATATGTTCACATATTCGCTTGTGCTCATCGGTCTTGCGTCTCTGATCTTCACGGTCACAAGACATAAGAAATAACCGCCCACCATAGCGGTAAGCGGCGTTTCCTTCGAGCTATAAACTCACTGAGGGACGACCGCCACCAGCAATGGCAGCCGTTCTTACTGGCCTAAATATAGCACACCTAAAGCCGCTTTGTCAAGCACGACAAGGCGGCTTTTTTCGCGCCGCCGGAAAGAGAGACAACGCCTATGGAAAGTTTATCGAAATTGGCGGCGCTGTGCTCGGAGGTGACGGTGATCCTCGCGGCGGTCGCCATGCTCGTCAAGCCGCTGCGCAACAAGCTGCTCGGGCTGGACAAGCTGACCGACGCGCTCAAATGCCAGCTCCGGCACGACATGCTGCACACCTACTACAAGCACCGCGAGAGCCAGACGATCCGCCAGTATGAGCTTGAGGATTTCATCTACCTTTATCGGGGCTACAAGGCCCTCGGCGGCAACAGCTTTATTGACCGCATCAAAAGCGAGATCGACGAGTGGGAGGTAATGTCATGAGAGACGTCAAGGGCGCTACCTCGGAAGAGGTGCGCATGATCCGCGCCATCCAGCGCTCCGTCGGGGCGCTGGACAACGGCTGGATCGGCAACCAGACCTTGAGCGACATCGCGGCCAAGCTCGGCGCAGACTGCTTCCCGCTTAACGTCGAGCTGTACGGTCAGCCCTGCATTATCGCGCGGGACATCGAGCCCGTCAACATGAGCGGGCCGCTGCCGAGAAACGCCATCTCGGGGAGCTTTTCTTGGCAGGGGCAGCCCTGCTCCATCCTGGTGCGCGGCGGCAAGGTCGTGCGCGGCATGAGCTGTCACTATCCTCGCCCCGAGAGCGTGCTCTACAAGACCACGGACGGCGCGGTGCGCATGGCCCGCGTGTCCTCGGCGGCGGCGCTGGGCGGCGTCGTGTGGGCGGTCGGTGGGCTTGGCTTGCTTGACCGCTATGCCCCCGCGGCGGAGGGCTTTGTGGGCGCTTACTCCGATGTGCTGCGCAAGACCAACCACACCGTCCTTGGCTACAAGGGCGGGCTGCTCTACGGCGTGTACTGCAAGAACATGACCGCGCAGCAGGTCAACGCCTTTTGTCGGGACAAGCTCAAGCTGGAATACGCCGTCATGCTCGACGGCGGGCACGTCGCCGCCATCAACGGCGCGTGTAACAAGATCAACACACAGACGCGGCAATTTTACGCCGTGCGGTTTCTGTAAAGGAGGCAGAAATGCAAAATCGAATTGCCAATCTTCTCACAGTCAAGAGCATCGTGACCATCGTGCTCACGGCGGTTTTCTCGGTGCTTGCCCTGCGCGGCAGCATCAGCGGGACGGAGTTTCTGACGATCTTCACGACCATCATCGCCTTCTACTTCGGCACGCAGACCGAGAAACGCAAAAATGAAGAAATTTCTTGAGACCATGACGGGCTGGGTCGGCGCTGTACGCGGCGATGCGGTGCATAAAAGCATCGTGGACGCCTACAACAGCTACCTCCCGCACCCGCGCGGCTACAAGCTCGCCTATTCGGACGACTACTGCGCGGCGATGGTGTCCGCGGCGGCGATCCTCTGCGGCCTGACAGAGGTGCTCCCCATCGAGTGCAGCTGCGGCGAGCAGATGCGGTGGTATCAGGCGCGCGGCCAATGGGTCGAGGACGACGCACACGTTCCCAAAATCGGCGAACAGGTCTTCTACCATTGGAACGACCGCAAGGACTACGCCCTCACGGACTGCACGGGCGCGCCCAACCACACGGGCATCGTGACGCGCGTGGTCGGGAACTGCGTCAATGTGTTCGAGGGGAACAAGGGCAGCAAGCATGAGTGCGGCTACCGGACGCTGGAGATCAACGGGCGCTATATCCGCGGCTTCGGCGTGCCGAAATATCCAGCGGACAAGACCGTGCTCACGCGCGGCGACAAGGGCGCGGCGGTCGGCAAGCTGCAAGAGCTTCTTAACGCTTGCGGCTATGAGCTGGATGTGGATAACTCCTTCGGCCCCGCGACGCAAAGAGCGTGGGGGGAATATGTTTACGCATATCTCGAAAAAATTCTAAAATAACGAAAGGAAAACGGGCGGGAGGCATGCCTCCCCTCGCGTGAGCGCTCTGCAAGCCCCGGCGCACAGCATGGACAAGCAGCACCGAGCGATCCGCGCAAAATTATCCTCTATGGCCCCGCGGCGGGCCGTGGCATACATTCGGTCTTTTGAGCTTCCGCCCGACGAAATGGCGTGCCTCGTCGAGTGCGACGTGCGGGGCCGCTCCTGCGTACAGGTGGCATTTGAAATGAACCTGTCGCCTGATACGGTCAAAAAGTATCGCCGAAAGGCGTACCGCAAAATCGCATCGGAAGTCTTTGAATAGGAAAAGAGCTTCACCAAACGGTGAGGCTCTTTTCCTTTATGGGGGGGTATGAATGACGCATGGAGCACGTCGTGACAAAAATAGCATATCCCGTCAGAATTTGCAAGCGCAATCGTTCGACGAATTTCGCCGTACACTTTTCATCCCCTTTCCCGGCACTTTGGAAAAGGGGTTTTCTTGTACCATAGAGGCAGAAAAGGAGGTGCGCTGTATGTACGAACGGCTTTTGGCATTGGGCTTCACCGAGCAGATGGCGAGGGATATTTTGGTGCTGTTCTCCGAGCCGGACGAGCTGCGCACCTACGTCTTCTTCGCGGAGCTGCTCCATGTATAGCTATTATAACCCGTCGCCTTATGGCAAGAACGTGGGCGACTGCACCGTTCGGGCGATCTCCAAAGCGACCGGAAAAGACTGGGGCGAAACGTATCTCGCGCTCGCCATACAAGGCTACTTAGACGGAGACATGCCGTCGGCCAATGCGACCTGGGGCGCGTATCTGCACTCTCTCGGCTATCGGCGCTACATCGTGCCGGACACCTGTCCTCTTTGCTATACCGTCGGGCAGTTTGCGGACGAGCATCCGGCAGGCACATACATTTTAGCCCTGTCCGGCCATGTGGTGTGCGTGCAGGACGGGACGATCTTTGACTCGTGGGACAGCAGCAATGAGACTGTGATTTATTTTTGGGTAAAGGAGACTGAATGACATGGCTTTTAATCCGTACTATCAAAACCCTTATTATCCACAGCCGATGCCGGATAACCTCATGCAGATGCGGCAGCAGCAGATGATGCAGCCTGCTCCGCCTTCCGTGCCGCAAAATCCTGTTGCGACCGGCGGCGTGCAATGGGTGAGCAGCGAGCAGGAGGCGAGAGGCTACCTGATCGCGCCCAACTCTGCCGTAGCGTTGTGGGATTCCACCGCCCCCACCGTGTACCTCAAGCAGGCAGACGCAAGCGGCAAACCGACGCTCAAGATTTACGACCTCGTAGAGCGCACAGAAACGGCCTCTAACGCGTCGCAAAAGCCGGGAGTGGAATTTGTCACACGCGAGGAGTTCGACCGTCTGGCGGCGCTTGTGGGCGAAATAAAGGGCAAGAAGAAGCGCAAGGTCGAGGAGGACGAGGACGATGAGTAATCCCTTTATGACCGCGCTTGGCGGCGGGCAAATGCCCGGACCGGTAGGCCAGTTCCAGCGCATGATGCAGCAGTTCCAGCAATTCAAGGCAAATTTTCATGGCGACCCCAAAGCGGAGGTCGAAAAGCTCTTGCAGAGCGGTAGGCTGAACCAGCAGCAGTTGAACCAGCTGCAACAGATGGCGAAGCAGTTTCAAAGTCTAATGCAGTAATCATCAACATAAATCAACATCGTGGCCACGATTTGATGAATAAAAATTTTTCAAAGGAGTGATACTATGTCTCTTTCTGACGGCGGCGTTCAGGCCACTATGCCTGTTGCGCCCGTAAATTCCAGCAACGGCGGCGGCTTTGGCTGGGGCGGAGAAGGCAGCTGGTTTATTATTATCTTGTTCCTTTTCGCATTTCTCGGTTGGGGAAATGGCGGCTGGGGGAACAACGGCAACAGCGGCGGCGTGGTCGACGGCTATGTGCTGACCTCTGATTTTGCCAATGTCGAGCGCAAGATCGACAGTGTAAATCAGGGCCTTTGCGACGGATTCTACCAGCAGGCGCAGCTTGTCAACGGCACCAACATGGCGATGGCAAACGGCTTTGCACAGTCCGAGCTGTCCCGCGCAAACCAGCAGGCGGCGCTGATGCAGCAGCTCAACGCCATGCAGATGCAGGCCGCTAATTGTTGCTGCGAAAACCGTGCAGCTATCGCCCAGGTGCGCTACGACATGGCGGCGCAGGCGTGCGACACGCGCAACACCGTGCAGAACGCCACACGCGACATCATTGACGCGAACAACCAGAACAGCCGCGCCATCCTCGACTTCCTGACGCAGAGCAAGCTGTCCGACCTCCAGACCGAGAATCAGAATCTGAAACTGGCGGCATCTCAGGCCGCGCAGAACAACTATCTGATCTCGCAGCTGCGTCCGTGCCCTTCGCCTGCCTACATTACCTGTAACCCGTGGGCGGGCAGCGGTTACGGCGGCTGCGGCTGCAATCAGGGCTGCGGCTGCTGACAACTGCATAGCATAGCTTTTTGTTGGCAATGTTTTGTTGACGTCAACAAAATGTTCGGCCCCGTGCCGATATTGACAACAACGCGGCGGGGCAATAGCTCCGCCGCTTATTTTAACTGAGAAAGGAATGATTTTAATGGCAGAATTTACTTCTGCGGCAATTCAGACCGTTGCTGCTGGCCAGAACGTTCCCCTGACCGAAACGGCGGTCAATAGCAAGCCCTGTATCGTGCATAGAGAAGGAAGCGGCCAGATCACGCTGCGCGGCATCACCAATCAAAACCGCGCTCTGTTTCGGGTCTCCTATGGCGGCAACATCGCTATTCCCACCGGAGGCACGGTTGAGGCCATCACGGCGGCGCTTGCCATCAACGGAGAGCCGCTGACCAGCGCAACAGCTACCGTCACGCCTGCGGCGGTAGGAAACTACTTTAACATTTATGTTTCCGCACAGGTCTGCGTCCCGAAAGGCTGCTGCCTGACGGTCGCAATGGAAAACACCAGCACTCAGGCCGTCAACTTCGCCAACTCGAACCTGACGGTTGAGAGAATCGCGTGAAAGGAGAATGGACATGAGTAAGAAAGCAATGTACGAGCTTCGCAATATGCTGTGCGACGAACTCGACGAGCTGGCGCGTAAGGGCGACCTGGGCGCGGGCGACCTTGAGATCGCGCACAAGCTGACCGACACCATCAAGAACATCGACAAGATCGAGATGATGGAGGACGACGGTTACTCTCGCGACGGAGACTATTCGCGTCGCTATTCCCGCGATGGCGATTATTCCCGCGACGGTGAGTATTCTCGCGGCGGCGACTGGCAGGCCGATATGCGCGGCACTTACGGCAGGGGCAGCTCCTATGCTCGCCGCGGCACGCATTACGTCCGCGGGCACTACAGCCGCGCCGACAGCATGGAGCACCTGCGCGAGCAAATCAACGACATGATGCGCGAGACGGACGACGACCGCGTAAAGGAAGCGCTGCGTCGTGCCGCGAGCCTGATGGAGGAATAAAGGGGGTGCGTCCCCTTGATCGACGAAAACGAGGTCAATCTGTGGATATCGCGGCTTGAGACGGAGGAATCGAGCTGGCCCAATTATCAAAAGCTGGCGGCGCTGTACATCATCCAAAATCAAAACGCGCCAAAAGAACCGGAAAGGCCAATGTTGTATTCGGCAGCTCCGGCGCCGGTCAAGACCTATGCGTCTGAAACGGTAGGCAGCTACGGCGACAGCGATTTTTTGCGCGCAGTGGCAGATGTTTCACCGGACAAGGCGTGGGAGATCATGGACGAGCTGATGGACAGCTTGAAAATCGTAAACGAGCGCGTGTACAACAGCGTGATGCGGAAGCTCGAAAAATAAGAACACCCCCGTCGTAAGGCGGGGGATTCTTTTGGGCAAAATTTACCTTTGGGAACACCAAGGGCAAATATGCCTAACGTGGCGTTACAAAAAACGCGCCGTCGTCATCTGCGTCAATTCTCCGGATAAAGCGCGTCCAAAATTCCTTTTTCTCTTCCCGGGAGTAAGTGTCATATTCAGCAAGCCCATTTCGGAGCGCATCAAGGTTTGTCTTCGGCTTTTCCTCTACCGCTTCAAGGGATTTCTTCAAGCTCGCATACTCCCGCTTGTATTCGTCCAACTCGATCAAATCATTCAGATAAAGCGTTTTCAGCTTGCTCATTTTCTTTCGTATCGCGTCCGCGCTTTGCGTGGGCTTTTTTTCTGCCTTTTTGTAATAGCGATTGTTTCGCTCGGCAATCCCTTCAAGCTCATGCAATAAGTAATCTTCCAGCGCGTCTTCGCGGATCCTCTTTTTATGCTGGCACGCGGAGTTGTCAAGCATTCGCGTCCGGCATCGGTAGTAGGTATAGATATGCTTTGCCGTTTCCGACTGCATCGTTTTCCCACACTCTTTGCAATGCAGCAACCCCGAAAACAGATAAACGCGATCTGTCTCAACTCCCGCGCAGCGCTGCGACCGCTGGCGAAGAATATCATTTACAATGTCAAAATCCTGCTTGCTCACCAGGGCGGGGCAAGCGTTCTCGATGCCGTACACCTCGCCGATATAAAGGCGATTGCGGAAATAGTTTACATATTTGGTATACGCCCTGTCAATCCCCCACGTCTCAAGCATATACTTCTTTACGCCCAGCACGCTTTGCAGTCTGATATACGCCGCAAACATATCTCGCGCGGCATCTGCCGTATCGTTATCAATCTGGTATTGCCTGTCCTTAACAATATACCCTAAAGGGGCTTTTGATCCTGCCGGTTGGCCTTTTGCGCGCTTGCCGTCGTTGATAAATTTGATCCGCTCGCTTGTGCGGTCGGCCTCGTCCTGCGCGACGGAAAGCATGATGTTTACCTTTAAGCGCCCGGACGCGGTGCGCGTCTCGTAGTCTTCTTCCGTCGCCTGCCATGTCACGCCGTATTTGTCCAACTGCGTCTGCACATCGTAGTACCCTGCGACATTGCGAAACCATCGGTCAAGCTTGATAAATAGGATCGTGTCTACCTTTCCCGCTTTGCAATCATCCAGCAGCCGCAGAAGCGCAGGACGCTGTTTATACGGCTTTCGCGCGGATATACCCGCGTCCTCATATATGCCAACCACCAACATTTTATTTGCTTTGGCATATCTCATTAGCGCGTCCCGCTGCTCTTGCAGGGACAGGCCATGCCGCGCTTGTTCTTCGCTCGAGACGCGGATATACAATGCCGCTCTCATCGAACCCCCCTCCAAAATCCGTAATCTATGCAATGGAAATCGATGTACACGCACCACGCAGCGAGAAAAACGGTGATGAGGAACAATATAGCAATCACGCCATTGCGGATACGCACACCGCGCCGCATGATCTCAATGGTATCGGCCTTTGCGTCAACATGGCGTTCCAGCTCATCATTCCGCGCTTGCAAGGTTTTCTCGGTCGGCGTCAAGTGTTCGGAAATCCCGAACGCTTCATCAAGCGATATTCCAAGCGCTTTGCAGATCGGCGCGACGGTGTAGATGGACGGAGCTTTTGAAAACTTGGAAAAGAAATTCTGCACGGTGGACAGCGGTACGCCGGAAACGTCGGAAATTTCCTGATAGGTCAGTTTCAATTCTTCTTTACGGATTCTACACACTTCTTGGATGTTCATTTACGCCACCTTAATTTTTTCGATTTTCGCGCCGCAAAGTCGCAAGATGAGGGCTTGTCGAGCCATGTCGAGCGCTGTTTTATTGCAAGGCTTTGGCATTGAATTGCCAAGCCAAAGTGGGCTACGGTAAAGACAAGCAGCAGCGACCGGTCCCCGCTGGCTGCAAAAAGCCCTCGCCGTTGTTGCAGAGGCGGCGAGGGCTAACCTTACTTCATACCAAGGAGCTTGCCAAGTTTTCTTTGCCGCCCTGCTTTGGTCGTTGGGATCCCAGTTCCTTTTGAAATTTTCCTTTTCATCTTCGTGATTCCGAGCGCACGTTTCCAGCTAAAGGACAGGCCGGGGATTTTGCTCTTCGCCATTTGGTGCACCACCTTTTTGGTTTATATTTTCGACTGCACAAAGTGCAATAATCGACATATAGTAAAATAAAAAGTGATCCCGCGGCTGCGCGCCGCTCCACAATATTTCTAAATTGTTGCACAGCGCCGTGCAGCAAACGCCTGTTGTGGGAATAGATATGAATACCGAAAAGGAGGTCAAATCATGGACGCACAGGTGCAAGCGGCGGCGGCTCTTTATCTGCTCCTAACGCCGAAGCAGAAAGACGAAATGCTCGCGCTGATTGAGCGCATCCTCGCGGAGGAGGAGCAAAAAATAGCCTTAGAGCCAAACGGAGGGACGCAAGATGTTGTGTAACGACGCAAAATGTGATACAATAGAGTATCAAGAAATGCTGGCAGAAGCCTTTGACTTAATCCAAAAGTTATCCGACGAACAACTTCAAAAAATCATGGAGGCTCTAAAATGAAAATTTGGGCGATCAGTAAAGAAAAAGGCGCCGAGTATGAAATCGGCCTGGAATGTGACGGCATGGATCGCGAGACCGCAATGACCGAGCTTTACCGAATGGCGCGAAACCTGTTTACCGGGGAACTTGAAGTGTTTTGGAAAGAGGGCGAAGCCGGAAAGGCCGCATTTTAACCGTTGGCTTTCCGCTTGCACTCGATCACGGCATTTAACTGCTTCAAGATCGCGTCGCAATTTGGTTTGAACCGCTCTATCAATTCGCTGAGTTTGTCGACCTCGACCGCCATTTCCTCGGTTGCCCTTGCCCGATAAACGGCGACGGCATCGGTCGCGGCATGGAAATCATTCGGAGACGGGTATTTTGCGTAAAGGGAAACGGCAGATACCATTTTGTCAAAATCGGCATCGCAGGCCGTTTCCTTTTCGTGCGCCCATATTGTTTGCAGCTTCTTTATTTCTGCCTTTGCCGCTTGCTTTGCAACGACCCATGCGACAATGCCGGAAATAGCAGCACAGCCGAGTGAAATGATTATTTCTTTCATTGGTCTTCCTCAAAAGCAGCGCGGCCCATTTTTATAAATCGCTCCAGCTTTTCCGGCGGCAATGACAACACAAACTGAATAGCGGCCTTCTGCAACTCCGTATAGTCCTCGCCCTCTGTGGCGAGGGCTTTTTTTACGCCCTCGGTCTTCGGATCGAGGGCTTCATTTATGCCCGGGTCATCCGTTTCGCCACGGAGGTATTCAGGAGTGGTTTTAAGCTCTTTTGCGAGAATTTGCAACGGTTCATCGGCGATATTTGTGTTTTGCTTTTTGGCATCAATTAAATATCTCGATGAGAACCCCATTGCTTCGCTAAGGAAGCTTTTCTTTTTCCCGCAAAGATTTACAAGCTCTTGAATTCTATCATATCTTATCAAAACGCGCACCTCAATTTGTGGGTTTTGCCAAAACCCAAAAAAATGGGGTATCAAGTATTGACTTACCCCGCAAAGTGAGGTATCATATAACCATGCCAACCGAAAAAATGGTACACAAAAACCAGCCCCCCATAAAAGCGGCTTTTGCAATGTCTTTTGGCGATTTCATTGTAATACGCTTTCGGGGCGGTGTCAAGTGTGATTTCTCATGTTTATGAGGTTTCGGTGGGCATTGACTGCGGCGGGGAAAACATAAGACCGGCGAGGGGCTGTCCTCACCGGCCAATGTCCAAATTTGTTTACCCAATGCCCCTTGCAGGCTTTCGCCGCCTGCAACAGCCTACAGGTTCTTCGGGAGCCTTACCACTTTCGCAGTTTTGGTTCTGCGCATGGCCTTCTCGCTGGTAAGCCATCGGGAGTACCCGATACGGTGGGATATGATTACTGGCATATCACCGTGAGTTTTAACCTCTTCACTGAGTGCTCCGCCGTATCAGTTGCTACATTTAGCCAGTTTAACGCGCTTTGGCACCGCTGTTGCGACCCGACGGGAAGGGAACAGGCAAAATCAAAAGGTTGGTCACGAAAACCACCTCCTTTGAAGTTGCCCAAAGAGGGCTAATGGCAGTATAGCAAATCTCCCTGCCGCAGTCAATGATAACTCACAATGAAGGGAGGACGCAAATTTGACATTGAGAGAGCTGCGAGAACGCTCCGGACTGACCCGCGCACAGGTGGCGAAGAAACTGAATGTTGACCCATCCTGCGTGACGCATTGGGAGCTTGGCGACTGGCGACCGTTGCGGAAGTACCACAAAAAACTGGCGAAAATGTACGGCGTGACCGTGGACGAGCTTTTAAAGCCCGATGAAAAGTAAAGGAGGAAGGAGAGAGTATGAACTGGATTATTGTGATTGTTTTCGGCATCATCGGCATCTGCGTTTCACATTGGCTTGAGGGAAAGATAGATTCCTCTTTGTGCCTGTTGGCAGTAGAAGTAATCTCTATCATTGCCATAGTCACGGCGGTAGTGGTTATCCTTGTGGGCGTGCTCGAAACGCCACAGAACATTAATAACTTTAACCGCCAGAAGGCATACATCGAAATGCACGAAGCGAAAAACGCCGTGGAAGATGCAGCGCTGACTTCCAAGAAAATCGAGCTGAATGAGTGGCTTTATGACGCACAGTGCAGCAAATCCCGATTCGGGAGTTGGAGCTTTTACCCCGACAGCATTTTTGACTTGGAGCCGATTGAATGAAATGGCATAAGAAAAGCCCTGTTCAGCGTAGCAGGCCGAACAGGGCAACCGGACAAATCTTACCACAAGATATTGTGTCCGTGCTTATTGTAGCACGGGAGAAAGGAAAAGGCAATGAGAAAAAAGCCAGAGTACAAGATCATTTGGGTCACGCCCCCTGACCCTGTAAAGCTGGGGACGATTATAGGCGAGATTTATGCACGCGGTCGCGGCCTTGAGTTTGTCGGCCTTGTGCCGAACGAGAAGAAGGGGGAAAAGGCATGAGCACGCTGTTTATCTTTATCGGCATTGGCACCGTGACGCATTGGTTTATGCGGGCGCTGGACAAGCTGGAGGGAAGGGCATGAGGCGCGACCGGCGCACCCGCGAGCAGCGCAAGGCCGACGCTTCGGCGCGCATCGCCGCCGTCTGCCTGTTCCTCGCGGTGCTGCTTATCATCGTCGCAGCCTTAACGGTCAAGACCACCGGGCAGCCGTACAAGGGCGAACCGCCGGTCATCGAGGACAAGCTCTTCGGCGAGGACAAGCCGGCAGAAGGATGCGCAGTGCTCGACATCGGCGAACCGCTCGGTGAGTTCCGGCTGACCGCCTATTGCCCGTGCATGAAGTGCTGCGGCAAGGACGACGGCATCACGGCGACCGGCACGACCGCCACCGAGGGGCGCACGATTGCGGTTGACCCTCGCGTGATCCCTTACGGCTCCTCTGTCACGATCTACTTTGCCGACGGCACGAGCCATACATACACCGCCGAGGATTGCGGCGGCGCGATCAAGGAAAACCGCATCGACGTGTTCTTTGACGACCATCAGGCCGCGCGGGAGTTTGGCGTCCAAACCGCTTATGTTTATATGGAGGAAAACAATGGATAATTTGAACGGCTACAAAGCCTTTGAACCTGGCATGATCTGCAAAGGGAAACAGTATCAGGAAAACACAGACTATGAAGAAGAGGGCGGCGAGATTTGTGAAAAAGGTATGATGCATTATTGCGTTAATCCTTTTGATGTGCTTAATTTTTACCCGCTTGTAAATGATAGCGGAAAAGTCAGCGACTTTGCAGCAGTTAAATCTTTGGAAGAGCCCGTATCGGGTGATGGCGGGAAATTCGCCACGAAAAAGATTCACATTGGCGTAAAGCTCGGCTTGCCCGGATTTGTCAAAGCTTGCATCGATTATCTCAAGGAAGAAACGATTGGAAAAGCGCCAAATTCTACCGTTAGCATCGGCGACTCCGCCAAGATCGGCAGCAGCGGCGACTACGCCAAGATCGGCAGCAGCGGCTACTCCGTTCAGATCGGCAGCAGCGGCGACTACGCCAAGATCGAAAGCTCGGGAGAAGACTCGGTTATCTGCTGCGCAGGTCACGACTCTGCGGTTAAAGCAAAAGCGGGGAGCTGGATTACTCTTGCTGAATGGGAATATTCCGAAGCCAAGAATAGGTGCGTTCCAAAATGCGTTAAGACCGAGTATGTTGACGGCGAGCGGATCAAGGCTGACGCATGGTACAAACTTATTGATGGAGAGTTTACCGAGGTGTCGCCATGACGGACGATGTTATCACTCTGCGAAACCATCTTCGCGTCGGCGCTCAGAACGCGCTGCGCCGTTGGCAGCTCTGCGAAATGACCGGTTGGACAGACCGGCACTTGCGCAAGGTGATCGAGGCGGCACGATGCGAGGAGGACGGCGATGAATACTGCATTATGAACTTTGGCAAGGGCTACTACTTATCAAACGATCCGGCAGAAGCCGAGGTGCTTCGCAAGATCGAGATGGCGCGGATAGCGTCCATTGTCGGGCGGACATACGGCCTGTCGGAGATGATACGGAAAGCGGGGAGGTCGTAATTTACATGGTCTACAAATGCGAAGCCTGCGGAGCGATCTTCTTTGAGCCGGACACTTATCAGGTACGCGAGAACCTCGACGGCGAGAACGGCGTCGAGTGGCGGACAGACCTTTACTGCCCCGAGTGCGGGGCGGAGGAAATGTATTTTGAAGAATTGGAGGAGACCGAAGATGGATAACACCCTGATGAAAGTGACGCAGCTCCCCGTGATCGAGGAGCATTTGAGGAGCCGGAAGGAGCAGACGGAGCAGCGCGTCGCAGAGGCAATGAGCCTTGTCTGCACCGACGAGACCTTAACCAGCGTGAAGAACATTCGCGCCGAAATGAACCGCGAGTTTGCCGACGCCGAGACCCAGCGCAAGGCCATTAAAGCCGCGATCATGGAGAAGTACGACAGCTTCGAAGCCGTCTACCGTGAGTGCATCGCCGACCCGTACAAGCGCGCCGACGCAGACCTGAAAGCCAAGATCGACGCGACGGAAAGCGAGATCAAGAGCCGTTGCGAGGAAATGCTGCTGTGCTATTTTCAGGAGCTGTGCGCGGTCAACGAGATCGACTTCCTTTCGTTCGGGCAGACCGGCGTTAAGGTCGATATGGCGAGCGCCAGAGCCAAGACGCCGAAGAAGCTCATGGAGCAGATCAAGCTAAAGGTGGACGGCGTGGCGCAGGACATGAAAACCATCGGCACGATGGGCGAGAACGCGCCGGAGATCATGGTGGAGTACAAAAAGAACCTCGACCTCTCGCTTGCGATCTCCGTTGTCAACGAGCGCCACCGCCGCGCCGAGGAGGAGCGCAAGGCCGCGAAGCGCCGCACAGAAATGGAAGAAGCCCGCTCTGCCGGAGTACCCGCCCGCGAGGATACCGGCGCAGCGGCCCCGCAGATCGTCCCGAAGCGCGTGGAGCAGGCGGCGGTCGAACGCCTCACGGTGTCGTTCCGCGTGACCGATACGCGCGAGCGCCTGCGCCTTTTGAAGCAATTCCTTGTCAGCAATGGCTATCAGTACGAATGATTATTTTAAGGAGGATATTACCATGAACGAAATGCAGACCTACAACAGCACCGAAGTTGTGAGCGCCAAGAGCGTGAACACCGAAATGATGATTTCCCGTCAGGCGCAGGAGGTACAGGCGGCAATGGTCGTCGCCAAGCGTTTTCCCCGTGACGAGATTGAAGCGAACAACCGCATTCTCAACGCCTGCAAGCGCAAGAGCCTTGCCGAGCGCGCGATCTATGAATACCCGCGCGGCGGCGAGAACGTGACCGGCCCCTCGATCCGTCTCGCCGAGGTCATGGCGCAGAACTGGGGCAACCTCGACTTCGGCATTACCGAGCTGGAGCAGAAGAACGGCGAGAGTACCGTCATGGCCTACTGCTGGGATTTGGAGACCAACACCCGCCAGACGAAGATTTTCACCGTGCCGCATATCCGCTACACCAAGAAAGGAAGCGTTGCCCTCACCGACCCGCGCGACATCTATGAAATGGTCGCCAATCAGGGCGCGCGCCGTATGCGCGCGTGCATTCTTGGCATTATCCCCGGCGACGTGGTAGACGCCGCTCTTGCGGCGTGTACCAAGACGATGATGGGAAAGAGCGATGAACCCATGATCGACCGCGTACGCAAGATGGGACAGGCGTTCAAGGACGACTTCGGCGTACCAATGGAGTGCCTTGAAAAGTACATCGGTTGCAAGGCCGAAGCGTTCACGGCGCAGAGCATCGTGCGCCTGCGTAATGTGTATACCTCACTGAAAGAGGGACGCGCGAGCCGCGAGCAGTATTTTGATCTCCCGACCGTCGAAGTGGACGAGACCACAGGCGAGGTCAAGGGCGAGCTGCCCGCTCCCGCTGATGCCCTCGGTACGCCGGACGACGGAAAGACCGGCACCCCCAAGCAGGTGAGCATGAATGATCTGTAAGGTCAAGGTCATTTCGACCGGCTCCAAGGGGAACGCCGTACTGCTGAATGATGAAATCCTCATTGACTGCGGCGTTCCCTTTCGGGAACTCGAACCATACTGCAAGGGATTGAGGCTCGTCCTGCTGACGCACGTTCACGGCGACCACTTCAACCCCGAGACCATTAAGCGCCTGCACTTCCTGCGCCCTGCGCTGCGCTGGTGCGTCCCTCCGTGGCTCATGGAACCGATGGGACGCATCGGCGTGGACCGCCGCGTGACCGACGAGGGCATGGCAGGCCATGTGCTGTTCTACTCCTGTTCCCTTCTCTACCCCGTCTGTGTGTCCTACAATTCCATTCCTCACGATGTTCCGAATTGTGCGTGGCATATCGAATTTGCAAACGGCGAGCGCGTGTTCTATGCGACGGACTGCGCCTCGCTGGACGGCATTGTGGCGCAGGACTACGAACTTTATCTGATCGAAGCAAACTACGGCGAAGAGGAGATACAGGAGCGCATGAAGCGCAAGCTGGCGGCGGGAGAGTTCAGCTATGAGAGTCGCGCGATGGAGAGCCATCTATCCCGCGAGCAGGCGCGCGCATGGCTCGCCCAAAACGCCGCCATCGGTAAGAGCCGTGTGTTCTATCTGCACCAACACCAAGATGAGGAGGCCGCCCATGATACCTTGGGTACAAGTTTATAGCAACCTGCCAAAGCACCCTGACGCGCTGAAGGGTTGGACACGGGAAGACATGGTTTACAGAAAAAACAGGGAGGAATTGAAATGAGCTTGAACAGGATCAGCGTCATGGGACGCATTGGAAAGGACCTTGAGCTGCGCCGCACGCAGAGCGGCAAGGCGGTCACCAGTTTTCCCATCGCCGTCGACCGCGACGGTAAGGATGCCGGAACGGACTGGTTTGATGTGGTCGCGTGGGAGCGCACGGCGGAGTTTGCCGCGCAATACTGCGCCAAGGGGCGCAAGGTAGTGGTAGACGGTCGCTTGCAGGCGCGAGACTGGACCGACAAGGACGGCAATAAGCGCCGCGCGGTCGAGATCATCGCCAATAGCGTGTACTTTGCCGACAGCAAGCCGCAGGAGGGACCCGCCACATACAGTCCCGCATCAAGCAGCCCGGGCGAGTTTAGCGAGGTCGAGGACGACGGGGAGCTTCCGTTTTGATGGAGGTGCGGCATGAGATACGAGGTGCATATCGATTCGCCGCGCGAAAGGGCGATTATTGTCTTGCAAGAAGTGTCCGAGAGTGACGCGACTGATATCGCAGAAGTCATGACGCGATACGGTGCGACGGTTTCCCTGCTGGCAAAGCCGAAGGAGTAAAGCGATGGAGCGTAATCAATTCACTTTTTACCGAAGTTACAGGGACGCGCTGCGAGCGCTCAGCGCAAAAGATTTCAAGGCCGTTGTGCTGGCAATCTGCGATTATGCGCTTGATGAAAGCGAGCCATGTCTTTCTGGAGTTCCATGCGCTGTTTTCACTTTGATTCGTCCAACGTTGGACAGTGGTCGAAACAAAGCAGCGAATCGACAGAATAAAACGAAAACAAAAAAAGAACAAAGTGGAAACAAATCGGAACAAACCGGCAAGGAGAAAGAGGGGGAGAAAGAGGGAGAGAAAGAGAACGATAGTTCTCTCTCTATATCTCTCTCACGAAAGGCTCCCACGTTTGGCGAGGTTGCCGAATATGCCAAGCTGCGCGGAGGGCTGATTGACCCCAAGCCGTTCTACGAGTTTTACTCCGTCGCCGGTTGGAGGGATACCGAGGGAAAGCCGGTCTACAACTGGCAGCAGAAATTCCAGCTATGGGAAAAGCGCGAGCTGGAGAAGAAAGGGGGCGCGATGAATGGACATTGTCACGATACTGGAAGAGATGCGAAAAAATGGAACGTCCCCGGAGCCGTCAATCTCTAACGAGTGTCCGCTCTGCGGCGGCGTTGGATACACCGTGCGGAGGTCGGCAGACGGAAACGCGGAGTACCGGGAATGCGAATGCGCCATCCGCAAAAGGAATCTGCAACGCATCGAAAGAAGCGGGCTTAAAGAGCTTTTGCAGAGATGCACGATGGAGAACTACCGCGCGACTGAGCCGTGGCAGAAGCAGGCCAAAGAGGCAGCGGAACGCTATCTTGCCGATTGGCGCGGAAGATGGTTTTACGCCGGAGGAAGCCCCGGAAGCGGGAAAACGCATCTTTGCACGGCGATGTGCGGGAAGCTTATGGATGCCGGATTACCGGTACGCTATGTGCAATGGCGGGCGGATATTCCGGCCATCAAAGCAAAGGTCAACGATGCTGAGGCATATCAAGATGCTATCGACCCGCTGAAAAGCGTCAAGGTGCTGTACATCGACGATTTTCTCAAGGGGACGGCGACAGAGGCCGATCGCAACATTGCGTTTGATCTGCTCAATGCGCGGTATATCAAGCCAAGCCTTTTGACAATCATCAGCTCCGAGTGGACGATCTCGCGCGTGCTGGACTGGGACGAGGCGATAGGCTCGCGCATTGCGGAGCGGTCGAAAGGCTGCGTGCTGAATATTACCGGATCCAAAAACTACCGGCTGAAATGAAAGAATACCCGTTAGGAGGAAAGTATGAAACTTTTGATCGGCGGTTCGCCCTGCACGCGCTGGAGTATCGCGCAGACCAAGAACCGCGAGACCGAGGCCAGCGGCATCGGCTGGGAGCTATTTCTAAACTACCGCATTGCCCGCGACAAATACAAACCGGACTATTTTCTCTACGAGAACAACAAATCCATGTCGCCCGATATCCGGACGCAGATCACGGCGGAGCTGGGCGTGGAACCCGTGCTTATCAACTCCGCGCTGGTAAGCGCACAAAACCGCCAGCGCCTGTATTGGGTGGGAAGACGGAACCCGGACGGCACATACAGCCAAGTCCGTGTGGAACAGCCGGAGGACAAGGGTATCCTGCTGCGGGATATTCTGGAGACGGGCGGTGCATGGAGGGAAAAGTCCTATACGCTGGACGCGCATTACTATAAATCGGCAGGCGTTTACAATCCCAAGAAGCAACATAGTTATTCGCGTCTCATGGCGGCAGAGCCGGTGAGGATTGACACCATTGAGAACGACGCCAAGGACCAGAGCTATGACAGCCAGCAATACCGTGTTTATTCACCGGACGATAAGAGTGTGACCCTCTGCGGCAACGGCGGGGAGCTGGGAGCCAAGACGGGCCTATATGCAACGCCAGCCGCTCCTCCCATGCGAGTACGGGAGGCGACGAAGCAGGGGTATGTGGATATTTACCCGGGGGAGCGCGTGGACATGGCGATGCCGCAGAGCAAGCCCAGACGGGGCCGCGCCATGCGGGAGAAAAGCAACTGCCTGACGACATCCTGCGAAATGTACGAATACTGCGGGACGCTGGACAAGCCGATTTATCAGGTGCGGGATGGGCGTATCACCATCAAGGGCAAGGAGTACCCCATCAAACTGCGGGACGGCTGCTACATCATCCGCAAGCTGACGGTCCGTGAGTGTATGCGCCTCCAAACCGTGCCGGAGGAGTATGTTTTCCCGGTGAGCGACAGCCAAGCCTACAAAATGCTGGGCAACGGCTGGACGGTGGACGTGATCGCGCATATCATGAGCCACTTTGAGGGGCTGACGGAGGAGCCGGTTGAAGTGCTCTCCATGTACGACGGTATGAGCTGCGGCCATATCGCGCTGGACAAGCTGGGCGCGAAGATCACCGCCTACTACGCGACGGAAATCGACAAGTACGCCGTACAGACCACACAGCACAATTTCCAAGAGACCATCCAGCTGGGTGATGCGTTTCAGGTGCGGGACGATGATTGGAGATTGGGGGAGGAATTATGAGAGATCAAAACCTCGTAAATGCGCTGCGTGAGCACGCGGATTGGTGGGAAAATGGGGACATGATGGAGCCGCTGGGAGGACTGGAAAAAGACCTGGCGGAAGCCGCTGACCGGATCGAGGCGCAGACGAAAGAAATTGACGCACTGCGGAACGAACTGTGCCTAAAGTGCGGAAACTACACGCTGGCCCACGGGGGCGCCTGTGATGGGTGTAAATGGAGGGATATGTGATGGACGCTGTGAAGTTTATCAAAGAACGCGACCGAATGTGCCGCTTTTACCACCATGCCGGGGACTGCTATCAATGCCCCGCAAAAGACTGCGAGTGTAGTGCATTGGAAGGAATGGTTGATGATGACAACATTGTGACCATCGTCGAGGACTGGTCTGCTGCGCACCCGCGCAAGACGCGGCAGAGCGTGTTTCTGGAGCAGTTTCCAAATGCGCCAATATATACGAACACACATAACGTTGCTTTAGACCCATGCCTTGTTGATACAACGTTACGCGGGCATTGCCCGACTGGAAGAGGCTGTGATATTTGCCGCCGCGAGTTTTGGATGCAGGAGGTGGAGTGATGCAACGCCTGACAAAACATAGCAAGCAAACATCGCACGAAAACGGTATCTGCTGCACACATTTTCGCGGCCCCGAATGCCTCGAAGTTGGCGGGAACTGCGCCATGAATTGCAAGTGGGAAGAAGCGGCGTGGAGCCGCCTCGCCGCCTACGAGGACACGGGGCTGACGCCGGAAGAAATTAACGATTTGGCGAGTGTGCGGGAAATATCGCCAGAAGCAGAATACGCCATCAACAAACACGCTGACAGCATCATCGAACGGCTCGACAAGTTGCTCGCGCAGACAGATGACGATGTCCGCCTGCGCGAGCTGGCCGAGGCAGACAAGGACGGTCGGCTGGTGGTGCTGCCGTGCGAGGTTGGAACCGCGACATATTATATCCACTATCCGATTGCGGTTTACCCAGATGAAAGCGAACCGGAAATTAAGAGGGGTATCTTTACTTTATGCGATTTGGATCGTGTTGGGCACTCCGTATTCCTCACCCGCGAGGAGGCGGAGAAAGCATTGGAGGCGATGAAAGATGACTGACATGGAACGCAGAACCTTCTGCACGGCGCTCAGCCGCTACGGTGCGCAGGCGCAGATCACGATGGCCTTTGAGGAGATGGCCGAGCTGCAGGACGTGCTGTGCAAGTTTCTGCGCGGGCGCGTGGACGGCGACACGCTTGCCAACATTGCCGAGGAGATCGCCGACGTCGGGATCATGCTCGACCAGATGGCGATCGAGTTTGAGGTCGAGGACGCGGTGGCGGAGCAGCGGGCACACAAGGTCCAGCGGCTGCGGGAAAGGATGGAGAATGATGCCTGATTGTAAAGCGTGCGGGTCGTGGTTTGCGGCAGTAAATAAACGTGAGTCCCTATGCCCGATCTGCGAAAGGGCATTGGCACGGTTGGCTGGCTATGCTGCGCCGGTGGTGCATGGGTGCTTCGAGCCGTGTTTTGACGAGAACGGTAATTGGCGGCAGGGCTTTGCGAAATGCTCGAATTGCGGCAAGGAATACTACGCACAGGTAATCAACCATTTTGGTTACTGCCCCAACTGCGGGGCGAAAATGGACGGAGGTGCGGACAATGGCTGAATACATTAAGCGGGAGGCGTTGCTGGACAGCATTTGCTATGAAACGTGCGGGATAGCGTTTTGCGGCGCTACGAACTGTGCTTTTATGGAAAAGGTTTGCTCTGCGCCCGTTGCCGACGTTGCGCCCGTGGTGCATGGGCGGTGGATTTCGTGGGAAGAAGCAGGAAACTTTGTTCCCTCACCAGACAGGCACGAGTGCTCTGTTTGCCACGATGCGGCGCAAGTGCTTGTAAATGGGTTTGAATTGTTGTCGGATTACTGCCCCAACTGCGGCGCGAAGATGGACGGAGGTGACAGCGATGCGGCTGATTGATGGTGATACCTTATGGGAAAAGCTTGAAGACGAGCCGTGGTACGACAACGCAGATAGGGACGAAATTGCTTTGCCCATCGTGGCCGCTGCTCCCACCGTGGATGCCGTGATCGTGACGCGATGCAAGGACTGTAAGCACTTCAAGGACTACGGAAAGACGTCGCTACGCATAGATGGAAAGAACATTAAGGCTGGGTGGTGTTATAGACGGGCTCGGTACGACGAAGAGTACAGGATGCCGCCGGACGGTTTCTGCTCCTACGGCGAGAGGAAGGACGGCGCATGATCCGCATCATAATCGACATCGAAGAACACGGCGACAAGCTGGCGACCAAGGAGGCCGTGGCAATGGCGCTTGAGCAGTTCGGCAAGGTGCGCGTGGTCCTCGTATCGGACGGGAGGGAGAAATGAGCCTGACGGCATCTGACCTTGCGCGTCTTGGGCCTGCGGCACAAAAACAGGTGGTTGAAAAGGTACTTGCTCAGAAAACGGGCAAGTACCACAACCGCAAAACCGTGCGGCATGGCATCACGTTTGACAGCAAGCACGAGGCAGACCACTATGATGAGCTGCGGCTGCTGCTGAAAGCGGGGGAAATACACGATTTGAAGCTGCAGCAGACATACAAGCTCGTGGGGGCGCAGAGGGCGCCCACAGGAGCCGCTGTGAGGGCAGTTACATACATAGCCGACTTCGTGTATACCCGCGACGGGAAAACGATTGTAGAGGACGCAAAGGGCTTTAAGACAAAGGACTATATCATCAAGAAAAAGCTGATGCTGGAGCGATTCGGCATCTGGGTGGAGGAAGTATAAATGGCAGAACAAAGTTCGACGCTTTGCTGGTCGTGCAAATACGCTTGCGGGAAATGTCCCTGGTCGGAATGCGACAAGGAAACGCGGAAGCTGAAGTGGCAGCCGGTCGAGGGGTGGCACGCGATCAGAACAAAGGTTTTGATGAATTCATGCGGCGGCGCTCGCAGGCATTACGAAACAAGCTACATTGTCACGGCCTGTCCGCAGTACGAGGTGGGATGATATGAGCTGCTTTAACTGTCAGGAGCGGCACGTCGGCTGTCATTCGACCTGTGAGCGATACGCTGCGTGGCTGAAAGAAAAGAAAGAGGCAAAAAGCAACGAAACGGCCAGCATAGCCGAAGAAAGCGCGATGATCAATTACATTCAGAGGTCAAAAGACCGATACAAACGGAGGGTGGGGAGAAAATGATCGAATTTCCCTATTGTGTCTATCCGGCGCTGAAAAAGGTTTTCTGCGAGCGGCAGTACACGCGCCGCCAGCTTGCCGAGGCGGTAGGCATTTCCAAAAGCAACATCTGGTGGTGGCTGTCGGGGAACAATCAGCATACCATCGACCCGGAGGAGGTGCTGGCATGAACGCGTTTCCCGAGCGCTTGAAGCGCTTGCGGGAGAGAAAGAGAATAAAGCAATATGTCCTATCTGAACTGTGCGGCTTGCACCGTGACGCGGTGAGGCGGTACGAGGCGGGGGAGGCTACGCCCACAACGGACGCATTGGAAAGCATTGCCGACAAATTCGGGGTGTCGGTCGATTATCTGCTCGGAAGGACGGATAATCCGATGACCGTGGACGATTATCTAAAAAAATTTTGAAAATTCCCCTTTTAAGGGGAAAAATAAGAAAAACCTATGCAAAAATAGAGGCGTGATGGGGCGAGGCTCTTCACGCCTCTGCTTTATGCGGCATAGGCGCCCCGTAAGGGGAGACCACAGCGAGTGACGCCGAATGATGGCTGAAGCGCTAAAGCAGGGCAGGGCTGCAATGCCGTACCAGATGTGCCCTTCGGGGCGGGTAAAGTCTGCTATGTAAGGCCAAGGGGCGGGGGCTGGTAGCAAAACGAAAGGGAGTGAGCGTATGGCTGGCGGAGCGCCAAGAAAATGGAAAAGCGTAAAGGCAATGCAGGAAGCTATTGACGCTTACTTTGAGAGCTGCAAAGGAACACCGCTTATGATTGACGGCAATGTTGCCACAGATAAATACGGAAGGCCGATTATTTTAGACGAAAAGCCGCCGACGGTAACAGGGCTGGCGCTGTCGCTTGGGTTCACAGGGCGGCAGGCGCTGATTGATTATCAAGCAAGGCCAGAGTTTGCGGACACGGTTACGCGCGCAAAGTCCAGATGTGAAGAATATGCCGAATCTCGGCTCTACGACAAAGACGGTGCGAACGGCGCGAAATTCTCGCTTGGCTGTAATTTTGGGTGGCGTGAAATGAACGAGACAAAAATAAGCACGGATTCCGTCAAGGTGGTTATTGATGTCTGATATTCTCTTGTCAGAAAAAATCGGCTCGGCTTTTTACGATGTGGCTCACGATGTGTTTCATCATGGGCACACGCACTACGATTTTAGCGGCGGGAGAGGTTCGCTGAAGTCGTCCACGGTGTCTGTGCTCGTCCCCCTGCTGCTAATAAACAATCCAGGCACGCACGCGCTCGTGCTGCGCAAGGTGGCAAATACGATCCGCGATAGCGTGTATGCGCAGTATATCTGGGCAATCGGTGAACTGGGCATGGCGGCGTATTGGGAAGCAAAGGTCTCCCCGATGGAGCTGATCTATAAGCCGACCGGGCAGAAGATCATGTTTCGCGGCGCTGACGACCCGATGAAGATCAAGTCTATCAAAGTACCGTTTGGCTATATCGCCGTGACGCACTTTGAGGAAAAAGACCAGTTTGCTGGACGTGCGGAGATACGAACGATCTTGCAGTCGACCATGCGCGGCGGCTCGATGTTCTGGAATTTTGAGAGCTACAACCCGCCGATTTCGCGCGACAACTGGGCAAACAAGGACAGCTTGGAGGAACGCGATGACCGCCTGTGCCACAAGTCAACGTATCTGCAAGCGCCGCCTGAGTGGCTGGGAGAACAGTTTCTTGCAGAAGCGGAACACCTCAAAGAGACGGACGAGCGTGCATATCAGCACGAATACCTCGGCATTCCGGTCGGCACGGGTGGCAATGTGTTTGAAAATTTGGAACTGAGAGAAATCACCGACAAGGAAATGTCGCACTTCGACCGCATTTATCAGGGCGTTGACTATGGGTATTATCCAGATGCATTTGCTTTTTTGCGTATGGCGTATGACAGCGCACGGAACACGCTGTATTTTCTTGATGAATATTATTGCCACAAGAAAAGCAATGCAGAAACCGCGCAATGGATACTCAATAAAGGGTATACAGACGCTTACATTATTTGCGATAGTGCGGAGCCTAAAAGCGTTGCAGATTACCGGGCAATGGGTCTGCCCGCAAAAGGCGCGGTAAAAGGGCCGGGATCTTTGGATTATTCAATGAAATACCTTGCGCGGCGCTCAAAAATCGTAATTGATAGGCGGCGAACGCCTCACGCTTGCGATGAGTTTGTGAGCTATGAGTATGAGCGCAATAAAGATGGCGATATTATTAGCGGCTACCCAGACGCAAATGACCACTGCATTTCTGCTGCGCGGTATGGTCTGGAACCGCTGTATAGGAGGATGGGCGTAATTGCGTAAACTTGGCATTAAAAAGCGGCACCCAAGGATTTATAAAATATGGCAAGGGATACGGCAACGCTGCAATAACCCGAACGACAAAGATTATGCGGCTTATGGTGGTCGCGGGATTTGCGTGTGTTGCGAGTGGAATAACTCTTCAATTGCGTTTATCAAGTGGGCACTCGAAAATGGATATGCCGATAATCTGACAATTGACAGGATTTCTGTGAACGGGGATTATACGCCTGATAATTGCAGGTGGGCAACGTACACACAACAGGCAAGAAACAAAAGAATTGAAAAGATAAACAAAACGGGAGTAAACGGGGTTCATATGGAGAATGGGAAATATAGAGCCACGATTTACGTTGACAGCAAAAAAATACATCTGGGGATATTTAATACATTGGCAGAGGCTGCGGAAGCGAGAAAAGACGGAGAATTAAGATATTGGGGTAGCATGATATGAGCAATGCAGTTATCTTAAAACTTAACGAGCTTGGCTATACCACGATCTCTGAATCGTTTTACAGCAAGGTTGCGGAGTGGAAAAGCTGGTATCAGGGCAATGTAAAAGGATTCCACAATTACCGCGTCCGTAACGGTGAAAGCATGGTCAATTGCAAGCGGTATTCCCTTGGAATGGGAAAGAAGCTGTGCGAGGATTGGGCGAATCTGCTCATGAACGAGAAGGTGCAGATAACGCTTGAAGGGAATAAGGAGCAGGAGTTTATTGACCGCATCTTGACGGAGAACAATTTTGCCGTCAAGGCAAACGAGATGCAGGAAATGAAGTCCGCGCTTGGCACGGTGGCATACATTCCCCGCGTGGTGGGGCAGGAGGTCAACGAGAGCGGCGAGATCGTACCAGGCAACGCCTCCGGCATTGTGCTGGACTATGTGACCATCGAAAATATCTACCCGTTGGCATGGCAGAACGGATATATCAGCGAGTGCGCGTTTTCCTCTGTAGTTACAAGGGGCGGGCGCGATTACCTCTATCTGCAAATTCATCGCAAAGAGGACAGCGGCGAATACGTCATTGAGAACCGCATTTATCGGTATGATAATGAGCAACTTGCAGACGAAGCGCTGACCAATGTTAAGGGCTTTGAGCGCATCCCTCCGGTTGTACATACCGGAAGCGATAAGCGCCAATTTGTCATTGACAGACCAAACATTGCGAATAACTTCAACTATTTGCTTCCAACCGGCGTTTCGGTTTATGCAAATGCTATCGACGTAATGCAGGGCGTGGATATTGCTTATGATAGCTACGTCAATGAGTTCAAGCTCGGTAAAAAGCGCATTATGGTGAAACCAGCCGCAACGAAGTACCTTGACGGAGAGCCTGTATTTGATCCAAACGACGTCGCGTTTTACGCTCTTCCGGAGGACGTAAACGACGGTGCGGTTATTACGCCAATTGATATGACATTGCGGACGGCGGAGCACAACACAGGCATTCAGGATCAGCTCAATATCCTTTCCAGCAAGTGCGGCTTCGGCGAGACCTATTACCGCTTTGACGGTGGCAGCGTAGCAACTGCCACACAGGTCATCAGCGAAAACTCTACCATGTTCCGCACGATTAAGAAGCATGAGATTGTGCTCGAGCAGGCTCTCGTGGAGCTGTGCCGCATTCTGCTTCGGCTGGGCAACACGGCCATGAATGCTGGGCTGAATGAGGATGTGGAGATATCCATCGACTTTGATGACAGCATCATTGAGTCAAAAGACACGGACTTCCAGCGGGACGTGCAAATGCTGAACGCCGGAATTATGAATGATTGGGAGTTCCGTATGCGCTGGTTTAATGAGGATGAAGAGACTGCAAAGTCGGCTTTGCCAAAGATGCAGGACATGACCACGGAGCAGCAGAACGAAGTGGAGTGAGGTGACGGGCAGTGCCGAAATACCCATTCTCCCCTTCTGTTTTGGATACCATGCCGGAAGAACTGGCGGAGTTGTACCGAGGCCTTGAGGACACCCTGCTGATGGAGATATGTTCCCGGCTGAAGCTGCAGGACGAGCTGAACGAGGTTACAGTCCAGGACATAAAGGCGCTGCGGTCACACGGCATCGATCTGAAAGAGATTGAGAAGGCTATACGCCAGACTGCCGGCATCAGCGAGAAAAAGCTAAACGAGCTGATAGACGATGTGGTGGAGCGCAATCAAAAGTATTACACCGAAGTCATAGACCTTGCCCGTGTAACACAGCCTGACGTGCTGGTGGATGCAACCACCATTGACGCCATTAAACGGCAAACGCGGGACGTGTTCCGAAACATCACCGCTTCGATGGGGTTCTTGGTAGACGCAGGGCGGACGATGCTGCCTCCCGCAAAGGCTTACCAGTGGGCCTTAGATGCCGCTACGTTGAAAGTAGAAAGCGGGGCTATCTCTTATGGGCAAGCCATCAAAGACGCAGTTAGGCAGCTTGCAAGCGGTGGCCTGCGGGTAGTGGACTATGAGAGCGGACACCGTGACTATGTAGATGTAGCTGCACGCCGCGCCGTAATGACAGGCGTATCGCAGTTGTGCAGTAAGTACACGGAGCAAGCGGCGGAATACCTGGAAACGCCGTATTATGAAGTGTCTGCCCACGCCGGGGCGCGTGATGTGCCGGGGCGGTCACCGTGGTCAAGCCATAAGGACTGGCAAGGCAAAGTGTACAGCATTCGCGCTGGGGACATTTACCCGAACATATACGAAGTGTGCGGCCTTGGCGCTGTCGATGGGCTGGAAGGAGCCAACTGCCGGCACCGCCGTTTCCCCTGGGTGGAGGGCGTAAGTGAGCGCACATACAATGACGAACAGCTTGAGCATATCGACGATGGTTTGGGCTGTACGTTTGAGGGCAAGACCTATACGGCATACGAGGCCACGCAGGAGCAGCGCAAGGTGGAGCGCACCATACGCAAGCTCAAGCGTGAGAAAACAGCGTACAACGCCGCAGGGCTGACAGACGAGGAACAGGCCGTAAATATCAAGCTGCGCCGCCTGAATGCAAAGTACAAGGCGTTCAGCGCGGCGGCAGGGCTGCCGGAGCAGCGGGAGAGAATGAAGGTGCTGTATTGATCGACAACAAAAATCGTGCGTGTTAGTTGACTTTGTTTTTTCAGTAAAAACCGCGTGTGCGGATTTTATACAAAATTGGCTATCTGCAAGCCTAAAAGTGCAGGCGGGGCGGTCACGGCAACGACCTAAAAAGCCTATCCCGTAAGGAGTTGAACATGAAGAAAGAAGAGCTGTTGAACATCGGCCTGACGGAAGAGCAGGCGGAAAAGGTTTTTGCCATGAACGGCAAGGACATCGAGAAGCACAAGAAAGCCGCAGAGGACGCGAAGGCGGACAAGGACGCATTGGAACAGCAGGTCGCAGACCGAGATAAGGACATCGCGGAGCTGAAAAAGACCAGCGGTGACGCTGCCAAAATCCAGGAAAAGCTGGATGAGCTGCAGGGCAAGTACGACAAGGAAACCGAAGCGTACAAAGCACAGCTTGCACAGCGGGATTATCAGACCGCCATTGACAAGGCGATTGCCGACAGCGGCGTGAAGTTTTCCTCCAAGTCTGCGGAAAAGGCTTTCCGCGCGGGTATCGGAGACAGCAAGCTCGAAATGAAGGACGGCGCTTTGGATGGGTTCGATAAGTATCTTGAGAAAGCAAAGTCCGAAGACCCGAGCGCATTTGTTAAATCGGGGGCGCGTGTTGACACGCAAGGTTCTCTTGAAGGTGGACAGCACGAAGACAAGCCCACAACCTTAGCCAGTGCGCTCCACGAAAAATACGACAAATAAAGGAGATTTTTACACATGGCTATTACTCTTGCTGAAGCTAAAGTCGGCATGGCCGACAAGGTCGACCAGATGATCGTCGACGAATTTCGCCGCAGTTCTCTGCTGCTGGACAGACTGGTATTTGATAACGCCATCTCTCCGGGCACCGGCGGTTCCACCCTGACCTATGGGTACATTCAGCTCAAGACCCCCTCCACCGCTGCGGTCCGCGCTATTAACAGCGAGTACACCGCTAACGAGGCCAAGCGCGTTGAGAAGACCGCAAAGGCCATCATCATGGGCGGCTCCTTCGCGGTCGACCGTGTTCTTCAGAACACTTCTGGCGCGGTGGATGAGCTTGCGTTCCAGGCGGCGGAAAAGATCAAGGCAACTCGGAATACCTTCCACAATGCCGTCATCAACGGTGTTGCGGCATCTTCCGGTTCCGGCTATGTTGTCAACACCTTTGACGGCCTGCGCAAGCTGCTTGACGGCAGCTCCAACGAGTTTACCACCGATATCGACCTGTCCGACGCTTCTAAGCTGGACAGCAACAGCAACGCCTTTGTCGACCAGCTCGACCAGCTTGTTCACGCTGTGGATGGCAATGTCTCCATGCTGATGATGAACGGCGATATGCTGCTTAAGGTTCGTGCCGCCGCTCGCCGTGCTGGCTATTACGAGCGCGCAAAGAACGACTTCGGCCAGACTGTGGAAACCTTTGCCGGCATTCCGCTTATGGATATGGGCAAGTATTACAACGGCTCTGCGTCTGTTGACGTTATCGGCACTTCTGCGCCGAGCACGTCCGTTGCCGGTACTTCCAGCATTTACGCAGTAAGCATCGGGCTTGACGGCTTCCACGGCATTTCTCCGACTGGGAATAGCGTCATTTCCAGCTATATGCCCGATATGAACGCGCCCGGCGCGGTCAAGACTGGCGAAGTCGAACTCGTGGCCGGTGTTGTGCTTAAGAATACGCTGAAAGCTGCCGCGCTGAACGGCATTGTTCTTAAGCCGAAGGCAACGGCCTGATATGAAAGGAGCTGACCCGTATGACATACGCTGATTATGCATACTACGCCGGAATCTATGTGGGTTCTGTGAGCGAGGGAGATTTTCCGCGTCTGGCTGTTCGGGCCAGCTCCTTCCTCGACTACTACACGATGGGGAAGGCTGAAAGTCACGCCGATTTGGACGCGGTGAAGATGTGCTGCTGTGCGTTGATCGACCAGTACGCTTTGCTGGATGCGGCGCAGAAGGCGGCGACAAAAAGCCTTGCCAATGCAGGCGACCCGGAAACCAAGAGCGAATCGGTAGGCAGCTATTCCCGCACACTTACGACCGGTGGCGAAGCGGCAAAGTCTGTGCTGGATGCAGTAAGCACCAGTAAACAAATGCTTGCAAATCTGTGCAATGAGTATCTGGCGCATACCGGACTTTTGTATCGGGGAGGTGACTGCAAATGTACGCTCCCCACACTGTAACGATCTACAACTCCGTCAAGGAAACCGATCCGGCAACGTTTAAGGACGTTACTAAGCTCTACGTCACGATTTTACGCGGCGTGCTGTGTGAAGCGTCAAAGGGCGCAAATGTGCGCAAGACCGGGTTAGAGGGCGCGGATGCGGTCAACCTGTATATCCCGTTTTCCGTAGAAGCGATAGACGGGGCGACGGGTAAGCCAAAGAAATACGTCGGGCCGCAGGAGTTTTACCGTGCTACAGATAAGACCGGACTGTGGACGCTTTCAGTCAGCGGCAACGGTGGGGTTACGTTTTTCATCAAGGGCGAGTTTATCACCGACAAGGAAGATGTGGCGCTTTCACAGGATAACTGCTGGAATCTGACAAAGGTAGACGCAATGGACTTTGGCAGCGAAGATATGCAGCATTGGGAATGCGGAGGCAAGTGAAATGATTGCATATCGCGTAAAAATCAAAACGCCAAAGGGCTTCCTTGATCGGGCAAGTCAAAAAATCGAGACTGTGGTTGCCACGCAAATCTTGAAGGACACGGCTCCCTATGTTCCGATGTCTGGCGCTGCGGCAGGCCTATCCAATCGGGCCTATGTGGATGGCGGAGCTGTTGTTTATCCGGGACCTTATGCAAGATTTCTCTATGAAGGCAAGGTCATGGTCGACCCAAACACCGGCAGTACATATGCGCCAAAAGGCGGGACAAAGGTTGCGACTGACCGGAACCTTGTGTTTCGGCAAGACCATCACGGCATGGCAACCGACCACTGGTTTGAAGCGTCTAAGGCCGAAAACGAAAGCAAATGGTTGCGCGTAGCGAGAAAGGCGGCGGGGCATGAGTTTAAATGAAAAGCCGATCATGCTTTATTCTAAGCAGGAGCAGGATGACTTAAATCGGAAAATCTTAGTTTGGCTCAATACTTACCCAGACAAACCCGTTGCATTGATTGATTACGAATCCAAGCTTTCGGCAGATACGCCAGGCATGGCTCTATCTCTGGTTCAAAACTCATATTCGCCTGATTATGACATTCTCGGAAACTACGATACGGAGTATCAATTCAAGCTGATTTACCGTATCAAACCTGGAAACAGCACAGATAAGCGGCTAAAGGCCGACGAAGTGCTGGATGCAATTGGGGAATGGGCAAAGAAACAATTTCCAGACATTGGGGGGAATCGCACGGTGGTAAGCATCGAGCCGGTTGCGAGGGCGGTGATGTTTGATGTGTTTGAAAACGGCGACGAAGACCATCAGATCATGATGAAAATGACATACCACGTCGAGGTATAAAAAGCCGCTCCCGAAGGAGCGGCAAGGTCATTGCAAAAACATGCCGTTTACATCGCGGAAACCGCCAACGGCAATGATAAAAATGTCGACGACCCATCCGATGCCTAAAAGACCGGCTGTGCAAAGGTACAAAACACCCGATCCGGTTTTGCCAACATAAAAGCGGTGAGCGCCAAGGAAACCGAGGAAGATGCAGAGCAAAAGGGCTGTGACTTTCTTTTTTGGGCCAACGGTAAGGTACCCGCCGATCACGTTAGTGTTCTGCAAGACAACTGTCGGCTGCGGAGTTTGCGGCTGCTCTTGAGGTGCTGGCTGTTTCTTTTCGAATGTCGGCATTTTGATCTTCTGCTTATCCGAAAATCCGCAGTAAGGGCAAGGCGTTTCGTTAATTTGCTTTCCGCAATTCTGGCAATACATCATGATCCCTCCTTCTTTGCACAGCATAACATACCGGGGTTCCCATGTCAAATCAATTCAACCAAATTCATACGGAGGTACTAATTTATGGCAATCGAAAAAATTAAAAGAAGCGCGATCGCACACTTTCTGGATACTTCAAAAGCCGCGGACTACGCAGATGCAGCGTGGAAGCGCGTTGGTAAAAACGTAGACAGCGCGTCCACGGAATATAACCCGCAGACGGAGACGGAGCAGGACATTATTTCCGAATCTGCCACGACAGAGCTGACCGGCTATCAGCCGACCATGCCCATTTCGCAGAAATGCACCAAGGGTGACGAGGTGTACGAGTTTGTTAACGGCCTGCGCCGCAAGCGCTCCACCATGAGCGACGCGCACACATGGCTCCTCAACGTCGACCTTTACGACAAGACCGGCTCTGAGGCTTCGGCTACTTACGCGGCAGAGGTGCAGGAGGTCTCTGTTCAGGTGGACACCTACGGCGGCGACGGCGGTGAGTCTCCCGTGTTGGAGTACACGCTGAACTATGTGGGCGACCCGATCCCCGGGACGGTCTCCATCACGTCCGGTACTCCCACCTTTACCAAGACCGCCTGATAGGAGGGAAACAAGATGGCAAATGTGATTCGGCTGAACGGCGTAAAGCGCATTGAAGTAAACGACGAGGGCGAATACATCCTCCTTCCGGTCGGCGATGACCAATTCCTCCGTAATTTCTATGCCTTGGTCGATGAGGCGCAGAAAAAGGCGGCAGAGATCCAGACGGACAGCAACGATATCCTCGGATCGATGGATGTGATCGTCGCGTTTGACAAGTACATGATGGAGCGGGTAGACGGCCTTTTCGGCGCGGAGACTTGCCACAAGGTTTTTGGCAATATTCTTCCGGGCGTTGAGATGTTCCTCGAATTCTTTACGCTTCTGACTCCCTATTTAGAAGAGTACAAAAAAGACCGTGCGGAAGCAATAAGCAAGTATAGCGCCGGCCGGAGGGGATCGAGTGTTTGACATTTTGTTAGACCATCTTCCAGAGGACTACAACGGCTTTTTGATCCGGCCGGATTATCGGATTGGCATTCAGATCGCACTTTGCCTGCAAGATGAAGACTTGAGCGAAAACGACCGTGTGTTCACGGCTATTTCGCTCCTCTTCGGACGGGGCCTTCCGCCGCTGGAGACGGCGGTGGAGGGCCTCGGGTGGTTTATGCGTTGCGGAGCGGAGGCGCAGGACGCACCGGACAAGGCAAAGCAATGCATTTGGTTTGACTTCGATGCCGGCCGCATTTGCTCCTCGTTTCGAAAGAGCTTTGGCATCGACATCCACAAGCAGAAAATGCACTGGTTTGAATTTATGGAGCTTTTGGGATGCGTGGATGAAGATTCCGCGCTGTCTCATGCGATCCAGATCCGCGGGACGGACACGAGCGGCATGAAGCCCAAGCAGAAAGCACAGTACGAGCGGCTGAAAAAGAAGCTCACTCCGCCGGTTAAATTTACCAAGGAAGAGCAGGAAGCCATTGACGAATTCTGGGCACAGATCAAGTAACAGGAAAGGGGTGAACCCTTATGGCACAAGCTGACGGCAGCATTCGCATCGAAGCCATCGTCAGTGACGAAAAAGCGAAAAAGAAGCTCGACCAGCTCAATGCCAAGCTGCGCCGCCAAACGGAAAGCGTAGACAAGCAGGCGACGGCGGTCGATCGGCTAAAAGAAAAATATGCGGAGCTGACTGCGGAAAACGCGGAACCAAAAGGCGCGAAAAAACTGGCCGATGAGCTGAAAAAAGCCGAAGCAGAAGCGGAAAAACTCGATCAGGAATACCAGAAGCTCCGCGAATATGCGGACATCAGCAAAGCGGCCAACGGCTCAGTAGATACGCAGACGCAAACTCAGATCGACACGCTGGCACAAAAACTGGCAGAGGCCGACGCAAAAGCAGACGGTTTAAAGCAAAGGCTCGCAGACTTAAAAGGAAACCCCGAAGCAACGACAGAGGCTCGGCATCTGGCGGAGGACATTACCCTTGCCGAGAGCAAGCTCGAACGCCTGCAGGCGGAGGCAAGCGGTACCCGGGCGGCAATTAACGACTTGGCTGGCGGCTACACGAGCAAGTTTGAGCAGCTCCGTGCGGTGCTCGGCAACATCGGCGGAAAGCTTAAGACTGGCATTGCGGCAGGACTGACCAAGTCCAAGCTTGCCGCGGCTGCACTTCTGGCCAAGCTGCGCTGCATCGGCAAGAGCAGCAAAGACATGAACACGGCGAGCCGCTCCATGCAGAAATTCGGCAGACGCTTAAAGTCCATCGTGCTTGGCGCGTTGGTGTTCAACGTCATCAGCAAGGCTCTGCGCAAGCTGACCCAGCAGATGGGGCAATACCTGACAGCTAACGACGACTTTGCAAAGGCGCTCAGCGGCATCAAGAGCAATCTCCTCACGGCGTTCCAGCCGATCTACGAGGCGGTTTTACCGGCTCTGACGGCGATGCTCGAAAAGGTGGAGCAGCTTACGGCCCAGATGGCGCAGTTTGTAGCCTCCATCTTTGGAACGACCGCCAAGCAGGCGCAGGAAAATGCCAAAGCCCTTTACGAGCAGGCCGACGCGACCGAGGCGACCGGCAAGGCGGCAAAAAATGCCGAGAAGTTTCTGGCCTCGTTCGACACGATCGAAAAGGTAAGCAAAGAAGAAAACAAGACTGCGCCAAAGTTTGATACGGACTTCTCTACAGTCTTTGACACGGGCGGTCTCTCTTCGTTCTGGGAGCCATTCAAGAAAAGCTGGGAACAGTACGGCACGGCAACCATCAACGCGGCCAAAAGCGCGTTCCAGAAACTCAAAGACCTCGCGTCCTCTCTGTGGGCGACGTTCAAAAACGTGTGGACGAGCGGCGCCGGCTTGTCCGTTCTCAATTCGTTCCAGCTTCTCCTGCAGACTATCCTCGGCATCATCGGGGACATTGCAGCGGCGTTTACGACGGCGTGGAACTCCGGCGCGGGCGAAGCGGTGATCCAGAGCATTGCGTTTCGACTCACGTCGGTCATGGACCTACTCCGCAGCATTGGAGAGGCATTTCGTGAGGCGTGGAACGACGGCAGCGGCGTGCAGATCATGGAAACGCTGCTGAGTATCATTGCAAACGTCAACAACACGGTGGGCGAGCTGGCAAATCGCTTGCGCGAGACGTGGGAAGCCAACAAGAACGGCGTCGCGATCTGGAATGTGATCCTTGATGTCGTGCAGGATATCTTAGACTTCTTCAACGAGATCAGCGCGGCAACATTGAATTGGGCACAGGGGTTGAACCTTGAGCCGATCGTGACCGCATTCCGCTCACTGCTGGAAGTGTTTGAACCTTTGGTCGACGTTTTGCTCGGCGGGCTGTCTTGGGCGTGGGAGAACATCCTGCTTCCTCTTGCCAAGTGGACGATCGAAGAGGCGGCTCCCGCAGCGGTCAATTTGCTCGGCTCTGTCTTCAAAGCGCTTACGCCCATCCTCCAGTCAGTGTTTGACCTTTTCAGCGCCATATGGGAGATCGTCAAACCGATCGCCGAGTTTTTGGGAAGTGTGCTGATCGATGCGATACAAGCCCTTGGCTCCGCGATCGAGTGGTTGGGCGATACGCTTTCAAGCATTATCGACTTGATCTCGGAGGCGGCAAATGCGCTTTCCGATTTCTTGGGAAGAGCCTTTTCTGGTTTCGGCACTGCCGTTCTGGAAACCTTCACCGGCGGCGGAGCGCGTACATACGCGGCTGCGCCGCAGAGCTTGATGGATGCCTATCCGTACCTTGCAAATGGCGCAGTGATCTCGCCCAACAACGAGTTTCTGGCTGTGCTCGGTGACCAGAGGAGCGGCATGAACATTGAGACTCCTGCGGCTACGATGCTGCAGATGTTCAAGCAGGCTTTGGCGGAATCCGACTTCGGCGGCGACGTGACCGTGAATTTCAAGGGCAACACCACAATGGCGCAGTTTGTCCGGACGATCTACCCGCAGATCGAAGTGGAGCGGCAGCGCCGCGGGCCTGCGATCGGAGGGAGCACTTTATGAATGCACCATTCACAATCGACGGGACGGCCTACAACGTCACCGTTCCGGTAGGCGGCTTAAAACGGTCTTTCAAAGTCCTAGACGGGAAAAACGCCGGCCGTGTGCTTTCCGGCGATATGGAGCGAGACATCATCGGCACGTTTTACAACTACGAGCTTCAGATCGATGCGCGAAGCGCGAGCCTTGCGGAATACGACCAGCTCTACGAGGTGTTGAGCGCTCCGATCAACTTCCACACGGTCGTGTTTCCGTATGGGCAGAGCACACTGACCTTTCAGGCGTATGTGACCGAGGGCCAAGACAGTATTTCCCGCATTGCAGGCGGCAAAAACTATTGGCGAGGTCTTACAATCCAATTTGTTGCAAAATCGCCGCAAAGGAGGTAAGGCATGGCAAAAAACAAAATCGTTTATGCATCTTACATCTTTTCCGACGATGACGAAACGCTGCGAAGCGGGAACGAATACCAGATCACGTCTTTGATTGCCGACGAGCTGCAGGCGGACACCATCGAGCTTGAGGTGAAGTGCAGCGACAAGAACATCGTCGTATTCACGGAAAACGCGCCGCTGCAGTATTACCGCGAGAACCTTTTGCGAAGCACTTATTATGTGCAGAGCATCAAGCGGATCGGCGGTGATAAGTATACCATTTCGGCGGACTCCGCGATGGGCCTGCTGATGAAGCGTTTGCACGTCGGCGGGATCTATACCGGTCAGACGGTAAAGGAAGTGGTGAACGAAATCTGCGGGAATATCCCCATCCTCGTAAAGACTGTCTTTGCTGATACCAAGCTCTACGGCTGGCTTCCATATTGTAAGCCGCCGGAAAGCTCGGCGCGGAACAATCTGGCACAAGTGCTGTATGCCATTGGCGCGGCGCTGACCACGGACAACAACGGTGTGCTGCGAGTAGAACCGCTATGGGATGGAGTTTCCTCCTCGATAGGCGAAACGCGAATGTATTTTGACGGGAGTGTAGAGACCGAAAAGCCCATCTCCGCCGTTACCGTCACAGAGCATCAGTACATCGCGGGAACCAACGAAAAGGAGCTGTTTTCCGGTACATCTCAGCAAGGAGATATTATCACCTTCTCCGAGCCGATGCACTCACTCACCGCGACAGGCTTCACCATTTTGGAGAGTGGCGCAAACTACGCCAAAATCTCCTCCGGCTCCGGCTCGCTCAAGGGCAAGACGTACATCCACAACACGCGTCTTGTGACGCAAACCGTCACAGAGAACGCGGCGGAAAACGTCAAGTCCGTCACGGACGCCACGCTCGTCTCCCTTGTCAATTCCTCCGCTGTCGCCAAAAGGCTGGCGGACTATTATAAGTGCCGAGAGACCATCACCAACGGCATTGTAAGCGGGCAGGAGAAACCCGGACATGTGGTCAGCGTCTATCACCCCTACGATAAGAAGATGGTTTCTGCGTGCATCGTGAGCCTTGACACGACCATGAGCGGCACACTCAAGAGCGAAATGGCGGCGCTCGTCGGCTTTCTGCCCCCGCAGCCGGAAACCACGGAATACTTCGACGAGCGCGTCATCCTCACAGGCTCGGGCGAGTGGACGGTCCCGGAGGGCGTGACGAGCTACACCCGCGTCCTTATCGGCGGCGGTCACGGCGGCAGCAGCGGCCATCAGGGTGAAAGCCCCGCCGTGCGCGCATCGAAGACATGGACCGAGAAATATGACGCTCTCAGACGCTACGTCGGCTTTAACAAAGGCGTCTCTATGGAGGGCGGCAAGGGCGGCATGCCCGGCGTGCCGGGCGAAGGCGGCAAGGTGCTGGTCGAGACCGTCACCGACGCGGTACCGGGCGCAAAGGTCTCCTATGCTTGCGGAACGGGCGGCTACGGCGGCGTCTTTTCGCAAGGAAACGACGCGGGCGCACCCGGTACCGCGACCACAATGGGCAGCGCAACGAGCGACACAGGCTCGTCGAGCGAGGCGGGCTACACCGACACGATCACGGGCGAGGTTTTTGCCGCCAAAGGCAAAAGCGGCATCGCGGGCAGCCCGGGCAACGGCTACACATGGAGCGATGGGAAGTACACCTACCAGCCAAGCCCCTCGATCACCGTCGACGGTGTGACCTACTCCGCGGGCAAAAACAAGGAGGAGGTCGAAGGAGAAGACGGGCAGGGCCGCTACAACACCGCGCCCTATGGTTACGTCGGCTACAGATGGCTCGGCGGCTACGGCGGCGGCGCGGCGGCAGGCTCCAACGGAAACGACGGCCTTGCAAACGGCAGCGGCGATGCTTATATCGGCTCCTCAAGCGCATTCGCGACGGTCACGGCGGCGCGCGGCGGCGCGGGCGCAGACGCAACGCCGCCCGCCAAGGAGAGCCGTTACGGCTGCGGCGGCACAAGCGGCCACGGCGGCGGCGGCGCAGGCTCCAACGGCACAGCGGAAGCGCACCAAACGACATCTGAAAATATATCGGTCTCGCAGGCGTCGCTAACCGCAAGCGACACCCAACCTGCCCCGGGCGGTCGCGGCTCCGACGGCGGCGAGGCGGGCGACGGCTGCATCATCATTTACTACCGCAAAAAGAAAGAGCTGCAGTCCGGCCCGCTCGTGACCAGCAACAACCTTGGCCTGCTCGATTCCCTCGGGCGGAGAATGATCGTTTAAGGAGGTTTTTATGCCGAACGATTATTACACCATGCTCTACACCGGCGAGAAGACCGACGAGCTATTGCAGCGCGTGGACGAGGGCGAGATCATCATCCCCTCCTCGACGGCGGGCAGCACGAAAAAATTCAAGCTGACGGTGGACGACACCGGCGCCGTCAGCGCAACGGAGGTGACGACGTAATGGTACAGGGCGACGCTTACTCCATCGACGTGGAGATCACCAACGAGGGCCAGGCGCTCAGCCCCCCGGCCGTCTCTCTGGTCGAGATCGCGCTGCTGAACCTCGTCAAGACCTATCCGGGCGATGTCACGTTTTCCGACGGAAAGTTTCACTTTCCCCTCACGCAGACGGAGACCTTCGGTCTTCCGACCGTCTGCCCCATGCAGGTGCGTGTGAAGTTTCCGAGCGGCGACGTGATCGGCTCGGAAATGCAGCGCCTTGACGTCAAGCGTGCGCTAAGTAGGAAGGTGATCTGATGGTCACGTTCGAGTTAACGCAGAAAACGGCGCTCTCGGTAGCGTTTGACGTCACCATCCGCGGGGGCGGCGGAGGCGAGCCGTATGACGGCCCATATACCGTGACGCCCGACTTTAAGACGCAGGAGCTTGCCACAAAGGACAGGCTTCTGAAAGACAATGTGACCGTTGATCCCATTGCAGTTGCCCGTGTGGAAAACCCCTCGGGCGGAAAAACGATTTTTATCGGAGGTATTTTCAATGGCTGAAAATCAGTACAACAGCAAAATCGTACTCTCGAGCGGCGAAGTCCTCATGGACCTCACTCAGGACACCGTGGTCGCGGACAAGCTCCTCAAGGGCTTTACCGCGCACGGCAAGGACGGCGCGCCCATCACCGGCTCCTGCGAATTTGACGCGGACACCGGCGACGCCACCGCGGGCGCGGCGGAAATTCTGACCGGCAAGACGGCCTATGTCACCGGCAGCAAGGTCACCGGTACCATGCCGAACAACGGGGCCAAGACGCTCAGCATCACGGAAAAGGGTAAGCCGGTCACCATCCCCCAGGGCTACCACGACGGCAGCGGCAAGGCGCAGATCGACGCAGCCGAAGAGGCGAAGCTGATCCCCGCCAACATTCGCGAGGGCATCACCGTCCTCGGCGTGCTCGGCACGATGTCCGGCAGCGAGGGCATGAAGCCGCAGGCCAAGAACGTCACACCCACGTTCGCCTCGCAGGAGGTTCTGCCCGACGAGGAGTACAATTGCCTCAGCTCCGTCACGGTGGCGGCGATCCCGATTGCCTACACCGACAATGCGCAGGGAGGCAAGACGGTCACCATCGGCTGAGGAGGTGCGGCATGGCCAACAACAAAGTCCAGCTCAGCGACGGAACAGTCCTGCTTGACCTGACCGGGGACACCGTAACGCCGGAGACGCTCATGGCCGGCGTCATTGCCCACAACGCAGCGGGCGAGCAGATCGTTGGCGAGGCCGCGTCGGGCGGAATGACGCAGGAAGAGGCCGACGCGCGATATTTGCAGCTCTCAGGCGGCACGCTGACAGGAAATTTGACGTTAGAGAGTCACATAGAAACATACAACAATTCAGACGGGGAACCTTTTGAAGATTCGGGTATTGCGTATATAGCAGTAGACCTTGAAAAAAAAG